ACCAAATCATGCAAAGAATGCCGGAATACCGCCCTGAACATGAAAGAATGTGTTGGGGATTGGGTCTTTCTGGGAATGCCTTTAAGAAAGTGTACTTTGATCCAAGTTTAGACAGACAAGTCTCCATGTATGTACCTGCGGAAGACATGATTGTTCCTTATGGGGCAAGTAGTCTTGAGACGGCGGAGCGTGTAACGCATGTCATGAGAAAAACGGAGAACGAAATCCGTAAACTCATGGTGGCTGGGTTCTATGTGGACATGGACTTGGGTACACCGGTCAAGTCTTTTGATGAAGTAGAGAAAAAAATTGCGGAAAAGATGGGTTTTTCTGCAACAGAAGACGATCGTTACAAAATTTTAGAAATTCATGTTAATTTAGACCTCGAAGGTTTTGAGGATGAGGACGAAAACGGTAATTTAACAGGGATAGCCTTGCCATATGTGGTAACAATTGAAAAAAGCACCTGTAATGTCTTAGCCATTCGTAGAAACTGGAAGCCAGATGATAAAAGAAAACTTAAACGCCAGCATTTTGTACATTACGGCTATGTTCCGGGATTTGGTTTCTATTGTTTTGGTCTTATTCACCTTGTTGGTTCTTTTGCCAAGTCTGGCACTTCCCTTATTCGACAACTCGTGGATGCAGGGACACTATCCAATCAGCCGGGTGGATTTAAAACCCGTGGTTTACGTGTCAAAGGTGACGATACACCAATAGGCCCCGGTGAATGGCGTGATGTAGACGTTCCAAGTGGCGCATTAAAAGACAATATCATGGCTCTTCCTTATAAGGAACCAAGCCAAGTCTTATATACTTTGTTACAAAATATTGTAGACGAAGGCAGAAGATTTGCATCCGCTGCTGACTTACAAATTGCAGACATGAGTGCGCAGACTCCAGTTGGAACTACACTGGCTATTTTAGAGCGCACCCTTAAAGTCATGAGCGCTGTGCAAGCCCGTGTACATTACTCTTTAAAGCAAGAACTCCAGCTATTAAGAGACATTATTCGAGATAACACACCACCAGAGTATAGCTACCAACCCGAAGAGGGAAACCGGTTTGCTAAAAAATCAGATTACAACGATATTGATGTCATTCCTGTTAGTGATCCTAATGCGGCTACCATGTCGCAAAAGATTGTTCAGTACCAAGCAGTCATTCAACTAGCCCAGCAAGCACCACAGTTATATAACTTACCATACTTGCACCGCCAGATGATTCAGATCTTAGGAATTAAGAATGCGGATAAATTAGTACCGCTTCCGGATGACAGAAAACCAGCAGATCCAATTACAGAAAACATGAACTTTATGAACATGAAACCTGTAAAGGCATTTATGTATCAAGACCATGAAGCACATATTCAGGTCCATATGAATGCAATGCAAGATCCTAAACTGGCACAATTAATGGCACAAAATCCACAGGCGCAAGCAATTCAGGCGGCGGCATTAGCCCATATTAATGAGCATTTAGCCTTTGCATACCGCAGACAAATGGAAGATTTAATCGGCGTAGAGTTACCAGAATACAAAGAAGAAGACGAAGAAGGCATTCCAAAAGACATGGAAGTAAGGATTTCGGCAATGGCAGCACAAGCATCTAATATGTTGCTAAATCGCAACAAGACAGAGATTGCCGCACAACAAGCTCAACAAGCAGCGCAAGATCCAATCATCCAAATGCAACAAAAAGACTTAGCAATTAAAGAAGCTGAAGTCCAAAGAAAAGCCAAGAAAGATGCGGATGATATGTTGTTAAGACAGCAACAACAGCAGATTGAACGGGAAAGAATTGCGTCTCAAGAGAAGATGGCTAATAAAGCACAAGGCGTAAACTTGGCTGAGAAAATGATTCAAATGAAAAATGATAATAAGATGCAAAGCGACAGCATGGGCGTGGATTTAATTAAACATGCAACCAATATGCAGAATAATCAAAAACAGTCCAACAAACAAATTTTAGCCAATGTCATGAAAAAGGAAACTAAATGAAAGAACTCGATTATCTTTTAAGCGAATACATAGACCGTATAGATATGCTTCAAACAGCATTATCTCAAGGAAATTGTACAAGTTTTGAAGAGTATCGCCACACATGCGGTCAGATAAGAGGTCTGGAAGCTGCGTGTGCCATTATTACAGACCTCAAACAAAGAATGGAGCATTCAGATGAATGAAATTCTTATCGGATCAAATCCCGATAATCCGCAGGTAGTAGGTATGTACAAAGCAACAATGGAAGAAAAAGCAAAACAGCTACCAAATCCAAGTGGTTATAGGATTTTGTGTGCTATTCCTGAAGTTGAAGAAACGTTTGACAATTCCGAATTAATTAAGCCAGACCAAGTTGTCCGTTTTGAAGAAGTGCTTGCAACGGTATTATTTGTAGTCGCTTTAGGCCCCGATTGTTATCAAGATAAAGATCGGTTTCCAACTGGACCGTGGTGTAAACAAGGAGACTTTGTTGTTGTCAGACCAAATGCTGGAACAAGATTGATGATTCACGGTAAAGAATTCCGCATGATCCATGATGACTCCGTAGAGGCAGTTGTTGAAGATCCCCGTGGTATTAAACGTGCTTAAAGGAGAATAATATGGCCGAATTTGAAAAAGAAGAATTTAAATTTCCCGATGAATTAGAACAGGAAATAGAAATTGAAGTAGAAGATGACATGCCTCCAGAGGACAGGGCTAATTCCACGCCTATGCCGAAGGACATTGTCAACGAATTAGAAGAAGATGATTTAGAGTCTTATTCTAATGAAGCAAAACAAAAATTAACTCAGTTTAAAAAAGTTTGGAATGATGAACGTAGAGCCAAAGAACAGGCTTTGCGGGAACAGGAAGAGGCTGTAAGAGTTGCGCAGCAGTTAGTTGAAGAGAATAAACGTTTAAAAGGCAGACTCTCTGAAGGCGAAAAAGTCCTTGTTTCTAGCGTAAAAGATAACATTAGCAGGGAATTAGAAGAAGCCAAGCGTGAATTCAAAGAGGCATATGACTCCGGAGATGGTGATCGACTTGCTGAAGCCCAAGAAAAAATGGCGGATGTAAAGTATAGATCCAAACAAATGGAGAATTATAAAAATGAATTTGACAATCCTGTAGAAGAGGATTATTCTTATAAACAACCGCAACAGCGTTTGGAACCAAAAACCCAAGCGTGGCTTGACAAAAACAAGTGGTACGGTGTTGATGAAGATATGAGTTACCTAGCAATGGGTATTCATAGACGGCTAGAAAAAGAAGGAGTCCCATTGGGTTCTGACCATTACTTCTCAGTAATTGATGCCGAAATGCAAAAACGATTCCCTGAAAAACTGGGAGTCAAAGAGATTGACATCTCTGAACCAGAGTCCAAACGCTCTGCAAAAACGAGTACGGTTGTCGCTTCCGCTACTAGATCAACTGCCCCCAAAAAGGTAAGACTAAATGCTACGCAACTCGCTTTGGCAAAGAAATTCAAACTTACACCAGAGCAATACGCTCGTGAATTAACTAAATTGGAGAATTAAAATGGCTGAAAGAACACCTAGAGAAATACAAACCAGAGAAATAAGTGAACGTCCTAAACAGTGGATGCCAGCAGAACTTCTCCCTGAGCCGGACAAACAGGCTGGGTTTAAATATCGTTGGATTCGTGTTTCGACATTAAATGCAGCAGATCCTCGCAACATCTCATCTAAATTGAGAGAAGGCTGGGAACCTGTAAATATTGAAGAACAGCCAAAGTTCAGACTGTTAGCCAGTGGAGAAGGTAAGTTTAAAGACAACATCGAAATTGGCGGGTTATTACTTTGCAAGACTCCGAGTGAGTTTGTTGATCAGCGTAATGCATATTACGACAATCAAACACAAGCCCAAACGGAAGCTGTAGATAATAATCTTATGCGCCAAAGTGACCCTAGAATGCCGCTCTTTAAAGAGAATAAATCTACGACTACTTTTGGTAAAGGAAGTATTTAAACATTTTTAATTGGAGAAATTTATGGCTGCTTATCCTGCTGTATCAGCCCCATACGGGCTAAAACCCATAAATCTTATCGGTGGTCAAGTGTTTTCTGGATCGACTCGGATGTTTCCGATTCAGTATAACTATGGCACCGCTATTTATTATGGTGACGCAGTAACTTTATCCGCTGGTTATGCTGTAATTCCTACATACCCAGTGAACTCAACTAACGTAGTAGTGGGTGTTTTCTTAGGTTGTTACTATACAAGCCCTACAACTAAACAACGTTTATATTCACAATACTATCCTGGCTCAGTATTAGCTGGTGATATTACTGCGAT